CCAAGGATTTGCACAAACCTACTGGAAGATAATGGGAACTTGAATGGATATGCAACAAGATAACTACATTTTGGCCTACTATCAGGGCATAAAAGACGGAACTTACACGGTCGGCAAGTGGATTCGTCTGGTATATGAATATATCGTTAAGGGCTTACAAGACAAGCTCTTTTTTTATGACCAGAAAAAAGCTAACGCGGCCATTGAATGGATTGAAACGCATTGCTCACACACAGAAGGCCCGCTCGCACCGTCACGGATCAAGTTAGAGCTATGGCAAAAGGCTTTTATATCTTGCATATATGGTTTAGTCGATGAGAAGGGCCTAAGGCAGTTTCGTGAAGTTCTGCTTTTAGTCGGACGCAAAAACGGCAAAACGAAGCTCGCCGGTTCCATCGGGTCGTATGACTGGCGCGTCGCCGGCGGTTACGGTGCAAAGGTGTTTAACATCGCGCCGAAACTTGACCAGGCCGACTTGGTTTATAACGATATTTGGCAAATGACCACGCTCGACCCGGAATGGATCGCGTTGAGGGATGAAGTAAAAGAAAAAGACAAATACGGCAGATTGGTTCGCGATGATTCAATGCTCGCAAGACACAGACAAACAGACCTTGCTATACCTGGAATTAATGCGAATGTAAAAAAGATTGCATTCAGCGCAAAGAAGTCGGACGGCTTCAATCCGTCGCTTTGTATCTGTGACGAGGTTGCAGCATGGGAAGGCGACGCAGGGTTAAAGCAGTACGAGGTTCTTAAATCTGGAATGGGCGCAAGGCCGGAGGGTCTGCTTATAAGCTGCACAACTTCCGGCTATGTGAACGAAGGCATATACGACGAATTACTGAAGCGGTCGACGCGGTTCTTATTAGGGGATTCTAAAGAGCGTAAGCTTTTGCCGTTTCTGTATATGATCGATGATATAGGCAAATGGAACGATATAAACGAGCTACGCAAAAGCAATCCGAACTTAGGCGTTTCGGTTTCTGTGGACTATATGCTGGAGGAAATAGCGGTCGCAGAGGGTTCACTTTCTAAAAAGAGCGAGTTCATTTGCAAATACTGCAACCTGAAACAAAATAGTTCGCTCGCATGGTTGGAATCCAATGTAATCGAATCGGCTTGCGGGGATCCGTTTTATTTAAAAGATTTCCGAGGTTGCTATTGTGTCGGCGGTGTTGACCTATCAAGAACGACAGACCTAACGGCGGCGTCAATCGTAGTTGAGAAGGGCGGCGAGTTCTATGTGTTCTGCCAGTTCTTTTTACCGTCCGAACGTATTGAGGAATTGCAGCAGATAGACGGCGTACCGTATGGGATTTACGTTAAGCGCGGATTGTTGAAACCGAGCGGGACGAACATAATCGACTATCACGACGTTTTTAACTGGTTCCGTGATATGGTCGAGCAATATCATATTTACCCGCTTAAAGTTGGGTACGACCATTATTCGGCTAATTACTTTACGCAGGAAATGCAGGATTTCGGTTTCCACATGGACGACGTATACCAGGGCTACAACTTGCACCCGGTTATTACAGAATTTGAGGGACTAATAAAAGACGGTCGCGTACATATTGGCGACAACGATCTTTTGAAAATACATCTGTTTAATTCGGCGCTGAAAGTAAGCACCGAAAAAGGGCGCTCAAAACTGATTAAGATTAAACCTACCGCGCATATTGACGGCATGGCATCGGTTCTCGATGCGTTTACAGTTCGCCAAAAGTGGTGGGGCGAGATAGGGGCGCAACTAAAGAACGAGAGGGATTAGATGGCATCACTATTTGATAAGATATTCCGACCGGACAAGGCAAAGAAATCGGACGAGGCATTAAATAAAGCAAGCAGCCTTTTCCAGACCATGACCGCATACGAGCCAGTATTTACTAATTTCGGCGGCATGATTTATGAGAGCGAAATCGTACGGGCTGCAATCGACGCAAGGGCGAGACATATAAGCAAGCTAAAGGTTGACATACAAGGAACGGCGAATCTTTCGTTGCAAGCTAAATTAAGGCTCGCGCCGAATCAGTTCCAGACATGGAGCCAGTTCCTTTATAGGACTTCGACCATACTGGATGTAAACAACACGGCCTTCGTGGTTCCGGTGTTCGATGATCGTATGGTTATTACTGGCGTGTACCCGGTTCTTCCGTCGATGTGTTCGCTGGTCGAGTACGATAACAAGCTTTGGCTGCGGTATCAGTTCAGCATGGGATTTATTGGCGCGGTTGAATTTGAGAAGTGCGCGGTGCTGACAAAGCACCAGTATAAGAGCGATTTCTTTGGGGATTCTAACAACGCCATAAAGGAAACCATGCAGTTGATTCACATACAGAACCAAGGCATCGAAGAAGGTGTTAAAAACTCTGCAACATTCCGCTTCATGGCACAGCTTGCCAATTTTGCGAGTGATGAGGACCTGGCGAAAGAGCGTAAACGGTTCACCATGAAGAATCTTGCAGCCGATTCCGAAGCGGGCGGTTTCCTGCTATTCCCGAACAAATACAAAGATATAAAGCAGATTGACGTTAAGCCGTACGCGGTCGATGCGGAGCAAATGAAGCAGATACGCGAGAACGTATTCAACTACTTTGGCGTCAACGAGGACGTGCTACAGAACAAGGCTAAAGGCGAAGAGCTGGAGGCCTTTTTTGATGGAGCAATAGAGCCGTTTGCGATTCAGTTCTCCGAAGCTATGACGATGGCGCTATTTAGCGAAAGAGAACGGGCGCAGGGTACGAAGCTAATCGCAACAGCTAACCGGCTCCAGTATATGAGCGTTACACAGAAAGTACAGATGGCGAAAGAGCTGGGAGATAGGGGCGCAATACTGATTGACGAAATTCGCGAACTGTTTAACTTTGAACCGCTCCCTGATGGAGCCGGACAAGTTGCACCGATTAGAGGCGAATACAAGGCAACCGACGAGTTGGGAGGAAGTGAAGAAAATGGCACAGAAGAATAACAATAAAACAAACAGAGAATACAGAAACGTAATGGTTCCGTTTGAAGTAAGAGAGGCGGGCGAGGGCGAAATGATCGTAGCCGGATACGCCTGCACATTCAACGAACCGTACGAGCTTTATTCGTGGGACGACGTAACCGTACGAGAACAGATTGCGCCGGATGCGTTTAACGATGCGGATATGAGCGACGTGATTATGCAATACAACCACGAAGGGCGAGTTTTTGCCCGCAACAGCAACGATACCTTAACCGTCACACCAGACGAAAAAGGACTATACATTGAAGCGGATTTATCCGGCACAGAGTTGGGACGCCAGCTTTATGAGGAAATCCGCGGCGGCTATACGAACAAGATGAGCTTTGGTTTCACGGTAGAAGCAGACGAAGAGACGCGAACCGAAGAAGATGGGCGCGTTGATTACCTGCGTACTATCACGAAAATTAGAAAGCTCTACGACGTTTCAGCCGTTTCTATTCCGGCCAATGACGCTACAAGTATTAGCGTTAGAAAGCTGACCGACGGAGTGATCGAGAAGCTACAAGCGGAGAGACTTGCAGCCGAAGAATTGGAAACAGAACGCCGCAGATTGAAAGTTAAAGCGAGAGCATTAGGAGGAATCTAATGGACTACGAAAAAATGACGATGGAAGAGCTTGAAACCAGAGCCGCCGAAATCGTGACCGAGCTGGAAGAAGCTGACAAGGAAAAGATTGAAGCGCTTAACGGTGAGCTTGACGCTATCGAAGAAAGAAAAAAGGTTCTCACAAAAGAGCTGGCAGAACAGAGAGCCGCAGCCGTAGCGGTTGCAAGTGGAGCCGGCACAGTAATTGAAGAAGGAGAAAACAGAGACATGGCTACAAACATGGAAATTAGAAACAGCCAGGAATACATTAACGCATACGCTAAATACGTAAAGACTGGCAACGATAAGGAATGTAGAGCGCTGCTGACAGAAAATGTTACCGGCGGCGTAATTCCGGTTCCTACTTTCGTTGGTGAGATCGTTGCAAAAAGATTGGAAGATTCTCCAATTCTTCGCAGAGTTCGCAAGATGAACGCTGGCGGCAACGTGAAGGTTGGCTTTGAAATCACTGCACCACCAGCCGGAGTACACGAAGAAGGCGGGGACCCAATGCAGGAAGAAGCTCTTGTACTGGGCATGGTTGAGCTGGTTGCTAAAACCTATAAGAAGTGGGTTAGCATTTCTGATGAAGCTCTGGACACAATGAGCGGCGAAGCATATCTTCGTTACATCTACGAGGAAGTTTCCAGAGGCATCATTAAGGCAGAAGAAAACGCAGTAGTTGCGGCTATTCTGGCAGCACCACAGACAGCAACAGCCAGCAGACCAGCGGTTGCCGCATATTCTAACAGCGGTACTGCTTCAATTGCCGACTTTGTTCAGGCGAGAGCGCTGCTTAGCGATGCAGCAGAAGATTTAGTTATCATCTGCACACCGGCACAGTACGCAGCATACAGAGCGCTCCAGATGGCAGCTAACTACGGAGTTGACCCATTCGACGGTCACGAAGTGCTGTTTAACGACACCGTAACGGCTCCAATCATCGGCGACCTTTACGGGGTGCTGATGAATCTGCCAAAGGGCGAAGCAATCGAGTTCAAGTATGACGACAGAACCAGAATGAAAGACGACCTGGTCGATATTCTGGGCAGACAGCCGGCTGCAATCGGCGTAGTTGGCAATAAGTTCTTTGCTAAGGTAACTGCATAGCAATGAAAGTTAAGCTTGTCAATGATACTGTTGTTCGTTTCGCCAAAGGCACAACTTTAGACGTATCCGATGAGGAAGGCAAAAGGCTGATTGCTTTTGGGAACGCAGTAGAGGCAGAAAAAAAGGCCGAAGCGAAACCGGCCAAAAAGAAAAAATAGTCATGTGGGGCGGTTCGAATTGAGCCGCCTCAATTTGTGGAGTAATGAAATGCTATCAAAAGTTAGAACCGCATTGCGGATCAAGACAAACGCATATAACGACGAATTGAACGGCTTAATTGAAGCGGCGAAGCTTGACCTTAAAGTGGCGGGTGTCGTTGTCCCGGAAGAACTTGACGCAATCGTTAACCAGGCAATCATCACATATTGCAAGATGAATTTCGGCCTGGTGGACGATTACGACAAACTGAAACGGAGCTATGACGAACAGAAGGCACAGCTTTCTAACGCTACTGGCTATACAGATTGGGGCGATTCCAATGTATGAGGACGTTGCAAAGCTGGTTAAATATGGCGAATCGACGTTTGACGAATACGGAAACGAGACGATTGAAACCATAGAGCGTGAAGTGTTTGTCATGCCGCGCGGTGTGTACCAGAGCGAATATTATAACGCTGCACAAGTCGGCCTGAAGCCGTCCATCACGTTTGAGCTTACAGTTCGTGACGACTACGAAGGCGAAAAGGTTGTTATATACGACGGCCGGACGTTTGACGTAATCCGCGTTGATTGGAACGCGCAGCGGGATAGGTTATCACTTGTATGTGAGGAACGGGCAAATGGCTGAAATTAGTTTATCCGCGCAGCTTGTGAAGATTCTCGACGACTACGACAAAGAAGTTCACGAAGTAGCGGAAAAGGAAATTCAAAGCACAGCGAGGGCGGCCGCGAAAAAATTGCGGAACGAATCGCCTAAAGGTTCGCCACGTCGGAGGCATTACGCTGAAGGCTGGGCAACTAAAAAAGTTGATGGCGGGATTATCGTTTACAACCGAACCAACCCGCAGCTGACGCACTTGCTGGAGAATGGGCATATTGTTCGCAACAAAAAAGGCACATACGGAAGGGCGCCGGCCATTAAGCACATCAAGCCCGTAGAAGAATGGGCCAACAAAGAAGTCGTTGAAAGGATAGAGGCAAAATTATGATTTTTGAGACATTGCAAAAATTAAATATCCCCTGCGTCTATTCGCATTTTAAGGACAAGGACGCGCCAAAGAAACCGCCGTACCTGGTCTATATCGGAAACGGTCAAGACACGTTTGCGGCAGATAACACGTTCTACCACACACAGAACCGTTACCAAGTCGAATATTACTTCACAAAAAAAGACGAATCAATAGAAGCCGCCATCGAGTCGCAGTTACTCGCAGACGGCTTTTTATATGAAAAGAGCGAGGACGTTTTTATTGAAGAAGAAAACGTTTTCGTTATCTATTATTTAATCTAAACGAAAGAGGTTCAAAAATGCCAGACAACAACAAAGTATTATTTGGTTTTTCCGACCTTTACGTTGGTACTTATGGTGTCAATAACGGAACAGTTACACTTGGCATACCATACCACCAGAGAGGCGCCGTTGGTTTCTCACCAGAGCCAAACGAATCCGAAACAACATTCTATGCGGATAACATGGCATATTTTTCCGAGCAGATCGGAAGAACCAGAGCGGGCGACTTAGAAGTTGCCAAATTCGATGATGATTTCAAGACGCAGTTCTTAGGCTATGTGGCTACGACTGACGGCGGTATCGCGGAAGTAGTCAACCCAACTAAGCCGAACGTGTATATCATGTTTGAAGTTCAGGGCGATAAAGAAGCCAGAAGGGTAATCATGTATAACGGCACTCTGGGAAGTGTTAATCGTGAATACAGCACGACCGAAGAAGGCAGAGAGCCAGTTACAGAAAGCCTTGCTTCTACATTCATGGGCGATGAAGCGACCGGAATTATCACGGCAACATATAAGCCAGGTGATGCGGGTTACGATACACTCTTCACTAATCCACCGGTGCCGGCAATCTAAGGAATAACCAAAAGGGGCGGGGTGCTACTCCGCTCCGCATTTTTTTATAAGGAGTGCGACCATGGAAAAAACAATCAAGATTGGAAAAGTGCCAGTGCGTTTGAACAACAACATTGGCTGGTCAATGGCATACCGCGACCAGTTCGGGCAAGATATTATTCCGGTAATTATGCCGATGCTTGCGGGCGCGCTGGATATTATAACCGGGCTGTTAAACAGCACCGAAAAACCAGAAGAAATTAAAGGGATTGACATATTAAAGCAAGTAGACGGAGACACGCTAATAGACGCGATGGCTCATTTATCTGCTTTGGAGTTTGTCGATTTAATTAATATCACATGGGCGTTAGCTAAATGCGCCGACGATGAAATCCCAGAGCCGAAAGAATGGGTTAAACAGTTTGAATCATTCCCGGTTGATGTAGTTGCTCCGGCGGTATTTGAACTGATTGGCAAAGGGCTTATTTCGTCAAAAAACTGGAAAAGGCTGAACGAAGCGAAAGAGAAAGTTCAGCCGACGAAGAAATCACAGTAGAGACAATTATACTCGCTGGACTTGAGCGAGGTTTAACCATGACCGATATAAGGCAAATGCAAATCGGTCAAATAGTGGACTTTTGCGTAGCTTATAACGAACGGCACAAGGAAGAAACCGAGCCGGAAAGAAGCAAGCCAAAGAAGCGCAGAGCCACACAAAAAGAGATTGACGCATATTTTGGGTAAGTTAGAGGTATAAAACATGGCCGGGCAGGTAAAAGGCATCACAATTTCCTTTCGTGGTGATACTACAAAACTTGATAAAGCACTTCGCCAAATCAAAAGCGACAGTAAAAGCGTAGACGCGCAGCTAAAAGAAGTAAATAGATCGCTCCGTTTTAATCCAAAAAATGCGGAACTGCTGCGGCAGAAGTTCGACCTATTAGGGAAGAAAGTCAACCAGACGGAGAACGAGCTTAAACAGCTTCGAAACGTAGAAAGTCAACTAAAGGCGCAGAACGTGTCGAAGCAATCCGCGGAATGGATGAAAGTACGGCGCGAAATCATACAAGCTGAAAGCAAACTGAAGCATTTCAACGCGGAACTAAAAAAGGCGAAATTCGCCAATTTGACCAATTTGGGCAACTCGTTCAAATCGGTTGGCGCTAATCTGCGTAATGCTGGAATGTATGCGACTATAGGCGGCGCGGCTATGGTTGCAGCGGGTAAAAAGCTTCTGGATCTAAACGCTACGCAGGAGCAAGCAGAGAACAAGCTCATTGAAATCTATAAAAAGCGTATGGGCGTAAACGAAGAGGCTGCAAAGTCTACGATGAAGCTTGCGAGCGCGATACAAGAGGAAGGCATAATCGGAGACGAGGTTACATTATCTGGAGCGCAGCAGCTCGCTACGTTTGCGAAAATGCCTTCGACGGTAAACAAGCTTTTGCCCGCTATGGACAACTTGCTCGTTCAACAGAAAGGCTATAATGCTACGGCTGACGACGCGAAGAACATTGCCAACTTATTCGGCAAAGCGATGCAAGGCCAGGTTGGAGCGCTTAAGCGTGTAGGAATCAGCTTTACGGACGCTCAGGCCGAAATTCTCAAGACCGGAACGGAAGAAGAACGCGCAGCAGTTCTGGCGCAAGTTGTAACGGATAACGTCGGAGAGATGAACAAAGCATTCGCCGAAACCGACGCTGGTAAATTGCAGCAGGTTAAAAACTCGCTCGGAGACTTTGGCGAACGTCTGGGCGCTGCATTGCTCCCAGCTTTGGCAAGTGTAGCAGATTGGTTGAACAATACAGTTTTGCCGGCAATCGAAAAGGTGGTTAGCTTCGTAGAGGCACATCCGATCGTTGCAAAGATTGCAGTTGGCATAGCGGCGCTTTTAACCGTTGGCGGCCCGCTGCTGATATTTATAGGCGCAATCATTTCTGCCATTGGCTCGATTATGACGGCCGCTTCAGCTTTATCTGGAGTGTTTACGGCGCTAACCGGTCCGATTGGTTTGGTTATAGCAGCAGTCGCAGCGGCCATAGCAATCGGCATTGCGCTTTATAAGAATTGGGACACGGTAAAAGCCACACTGGTTAAAATTTGGACAGCCATAAAGAACACAGCTATTAAGGTTTGGAACGCTATCAAAAACGCAATCATGGCGCCGATACAAGCTGCACAGATTCGGTTACGGTTCCTTGTGGCTCGTATGCGTATGCAGTTCATTGCGGCGGTGCAGGGCATTAAGTCCAGAGTTTCCGCAATATTTAACGCAATCAAGACCGCCATAACGCATCCGATCCAGACGGCGGCTAACATCATAAGAAGAATAGTCGAGAGAATCAAAGGCTTTTTCAACTTTTCAATATCTGCGCCACATATTCCGCTGCCGCATTTCACTATTAGCCCAGCGGGTTGGCGGCTTAAAGATTTGTTGAAAGGTGTAAAGCCTACACTCGGAATCAACTGGTATGCAAAGGGTGGTATTTTTGATTCGCCTTCAGTTATTGGTGTCGGTGAGGGTACATCACCAGAAGCGGTTGTTCCGCTCGATAAGTTCTGGAAAAAGCTCGACGGGCTTAACGGCGAAACAAATATGTATTTTACTTTTAACATAGACGGAGGCGCTAACGACCCAAGACAGATTGCAGCCGAAGTCGAGCAGATTATAGTTACAAGACTTAAACGCAAGCAGTTAGCTTGGTAGAAGGGGTTTAGAAATGTCACAGAATATCAACATTAACGAGACGCCTGGGCTGTTTATGCCAACGGTTTATTGCTCCCAGTACGATGTAGGCAGAACGATCAAATTCAAAGTTACGTCGTCCGAAGGCTACGACATTCCGAGCGGCGCAACGGTCAAAATGGAAGGAACGAAACCGTCCGGCCTTGGGTTTACTCTTAACGGTACGGTGTCGGGTAATGAAGTTACATTTGTTTCGACAGATGGGGAAACCGAATGCTTCACAGATGAGGCGGGCATATTTGCCGCAGAGCTGTCAATACTGAGCGGTACGGATGTAATCGGAACGGCTAATTTTTATATCGAAGTCGAACCATCTCCGCACCCAACCGGAACGACCGACGGAAAAGCCGAAACGGTTATCCCGATTTTTACACAGCTTGTTGAACGAATCGAAGCGGCGGCGGCTGATGTAGATGAGAAATACCCAGATATATTAGACGCAAAGACCGACGCAGAGGCGGCGAGAGATGCGGCGGGACAATCTGCGAGAGATGCTGCACAATCTGCGACTGATGCGAATGGGTATGCTACTGCGGCAGAGGCGGCACAAGCAGAAGCAGAGCAATCCGCAGCCGATGCGGAGCGGTACGCACAGAGCGTAAATCCAGACAATCTTGCTCACCGTACTGGAACTTATGACGGCTTAACAGCAGGGATTTCCAAGGCGGTCATTGACGTAAATGACTACATCGAGGATTTTGAGCCGTATCTGTTTAGAGCCATGCCAGAGGGTACTGGTAAGGTTGAAAAGACGGAACTTGTCGGTGGTACTGTTGCGTGGAATCAGTTGTTTGGACATAACACGCTTTTGGGCGGCTCTAATGATGGTATAACAGTAACCGTTGATGACACAAATAAATCTATTACAGTCACGGGGACAGCTACGGCTGACACTCAATATACTTTCTATACTTTTGGTGGGAACAATGACGGTTTTATTAAAGACCATATCTATTACCTTGCACAGCCAAGCGGAGCGTCTGCATCGACATATTTTATAAGGACGGGGGAGAGTACCTTTTGGAGTTATAAAAACATTGGGAAGATGGTTGACGACTCTTCTTATCCGAATATTCGTGTTTGTGTAATGAATGGGCAAACTGTTAATTTCACGTTTAAACCACAGTTCTTCGACCTCACCGCCATGTTCGGTTCAACCATAGCAGACTACATCTACTCACTTGAGCAAGCAACGGCAGGGGCAGGAGTAGCATTCTTCCAAAAGTATTTCGGAAGCGGTTACGTCCCATACAACGCAGGCGAACTTGCATCAGTCAATCCTACTGGACACAAGACGGTTGGGTTCAATCAGTGGGATGAAGAGTGGGAAGTAGGCATAATTGACGCTGACACAGGACAGCCGACAAGCAGTTCGACAAGAATCCGCTCAAAGAATTTCTGTAAATGTTTGCCGAGTACAGACTACAGATTTACCGCACCAGCCAATGGCGTAATCTTTTGGTACGATACGAATCAAAACTATATTTCATATGTGGTGGGTAATAACGCAGTTTACACATCACCGTCAAACGCAGGATATTTCAAGGTCTGTATGGGCGACATATACGGCAACATTTACAAAAACGACATCTGCATCAACCTTCACTGGGACGGAGAAAGAGATGGAGACTACGAACAATACGAAGAGCATTACTATCCAATCGACCCATCGGAACTGAATGGTGTGTTCAAACTGGTCAACGGTCAACTGGTTGCTGACGGCGATATTCGGAAGGCTGATGGGAGTACGCAGAGACGGTTCGGCAAAAGAGCATACCAAAGCGGGGACGAATCTCTAACCGATGCAATTACGGACGGAACGAACACGGTTTACAAGCTAACAACCCAAACCACGGAGCAGTTGACACCGTTTGAAGAATATCAGCTCTGTGACCCATACGGAACAGAGGAATTTGAGACAACTAACGGTGTGCCAGTTGGTAATAACACGAAGCTGTTTGCGGACGTAATCGGGAATCTTGAAAAACGAATCGAGGCACTCGAAAATGCGTAAGATCAAATCCGTGCTGACGGTGGTAGTTATATGGCTACTGCTGTCAGCCCTTTTATTATCCCAGTATGACTTCGGCTTTGCTGATACTGGCAAGTCATTCGATTCAAAGGTAAACGACAAGCTGAAAACTGGCGGTACGGTAACGACCCAAATCTATGCTATTTGGGAACTCCAAAAGTACAAAGAAACGCAACTGATAAAAAAATATCCGTTCAAGTATGCACCGTGGGAATCGTATTTAGCAATCGATAAATATGTGACTGTCGAGTGCAGACCGAAACGGAATGCTTTCGTTATTGATTCGGCTCTGTATGACGAAATCAAGCCAATCTCAGAGCAGACCAAAGCAGAAGCGAAAAAAATCCTCAAACGCTACAAGGTAAAAGGCAAGACCAAAGCGGACTACTTGAAAATTCGCAAGTACATTTGGTCATGCGAAGAAAAAGAGGGCATCAAGTCGGCTCTCGGATTCTTCCAAAATAACGGCGGTGATTGTGCCGCTCACGCATCGGCCGTTTACGTATTGTGCAAGGTGCAAGGCATTCCAGTTCGTTGGGTAATGGGTTCATACGATGGCTACCTACACGCATGGAATCAAATCAAAGTCGGAGGCAAGTGGTACTACGTCGATGAAACTTTCGGTTATCCGATGAGCCGTAAACTTTGGGACGGATACCGTGGGGTAATGGTTAAGTGGTAATATTCCCAAAGGCATTATGCACAATAGCGGGATACAGACTTGCCCACAATACCGTGTGAGGTGTGGGGAGCGGACCGGATCAAGTTGGTTCGGTCCTTTTACTTATAAGGTGGAAATATGAGCATATTCAAAACATTACAATTTGACGACATAGACACTCTTGACCACGGTGTCTATATCTCTGGCGAAGGCGCATACAACGCACCGGAGCGAGACGTTGAAATGGTCACGATACCAGGAAGAAACGGCGAGCTGATATTGGACAACGACCGATTTGCAAATATCGAAGTTACATACCCAGCCGGCATTAAAGGACGGGACCACGACGAGATGCGGAAGAAGTTCCGCGAGTTCCGTAGCTTAATGGCTTCCAAACGAGGCTATCACCGTCTGGTCGACGAATACAATCCAGACGAGTTCCGGCTCGCTTCTTTTGTAAACGCAATCGAATCGGAGGCAACTGGATCCGGACGGGCGGCAGAATTTGAGCTGGTCTTTAACTGCAAGCCGCAACGGTTCCTTATGAGCGGAGAGGCGGCTATATCTGTAGCGGACGGCGACAATATTTACAATCCTACGCCGTTTGATGCGTCTCCGATGATTATGGTAGAAGGCTACGGGAATCTTACAGTTAATGGTCATGAAATTAGAATCGTAAACGAGTACGTTGGAGACGTTACTTTTGTTGGTCAAGAAAATTGGAGTTCGCTAATAGCTCCAAAGACATTTGAAATTGATTCGTCTCTGCTTAATACTGGCGATGAAATTAAGGTAAGCGGCGCAGAAAGTGGCTACACGCTTAGGCCGGGCAGCAAACAAATTAACAGCTTGTCGCCGGACATTGTGGAGCAGATAAACGGAACTGTTCAGTTGGCCCACCAAGCCAGCACAGACGTATATAGCGTTTCGTTTGTAATGAATGACGCCGTATTCGCCAAAGGAACGCCGTCAAGCGTAACTGGTTCGTTCACGATTAAAACGCATTACAACAGACTGGCGCAGTCGGAAAGCGTAACATATAAGGTTGATATAGCTATTGCATACGATGGCGATTCAACTATAACGGTAACGTACACGTTTTCGACTATTAGCGGCGTATATGGCGCTGTTCCAGCCTCAAGCCGTTTCGTTGGGTTCCGAAGCATAACGGGGTATTCTACTATATCCACATTAGGACACCCAACCTATATTGATTGTGATCTGGGCGAAGTGTATTTAATCGACAACGGTTCTTTTGTGTCGCTGAATCATTTGACCGATTTAGGCTCATATCTGCCAGTTTTATCACCGAGCGAAAATCTAATCGAATACGAAAACACGATTACAAGCGTTGAAATCATTCCGAGGTGGTGGGTACTATGATTCCTATTTTATATGAATCAAACGAAACGAGCTTCAACAGTAACGGAATTTGCCGCCTTCGTGATTGTACGTCTTGCGTGGTTACCGAAGAGCGTAACGGCATATATGAGTTAGATTTCGATTATCCAATTGACGCGCCGAACTTCGACAAGATACGAGCCGGCAGAATAATAGCTTGTACGCATGACGACAGCGGAGACGTGCAGCCGTTTGATATAGTCTCACATAGCAAGCCAATAAACGGCGTGGTTACATTCCATGCGGTGCATATATCTTATAGGCTGAACGGTGGAACTACTTACGCGAAGAACATCAACTCGCTTGCGGCTGCACTTGCGGAATTAGAAGAAACTCCGCAAGATTTGCAGAGCGATTTTTTCACGTTTAGTGCGGATTTTACCGCATCGGCTTATGTTGCTGCATTCGATGGCGTCCCGAAAAGCATACGCCAGTATTTAGGCGGTGTAGAAGGGTCTATTTTGGACACGTTCGGCGGCGAGTATGAGTTCGATAAGTTCAACGTAATATTGCACCGAGAGAGGGGAACGCGAAAGGATTTTATCATTCGTTACGGCGTCAACCTGATTGATTACAACGACGAAACGGATTATTCGGAAGTGTTCAACCAGTGCCTTCCGTACTGGATCGGACAGAACGCTAAAGGCGAAGAAACCGTAAAAATTGGGAACATCGCATGGCTTACCGGCAACCCTCTATACAACGGGCGTGGCGCACGGATCCCGCTCGACCTATCCGATAAGTTCGAAACAATGCCGACAGCGGAGCAGTTACGTTTAGAGGCTCTCGCTTATATGCGGGCAAATCAAACTTATACGCCGCAGCGAACCATTACGGTTGACTTCGTTCGGATGCAGGACTATGAGGAATATGGACAGTTCGCGAATCTTTTATCTTGCAAGCTGTGCGATTCTATCCGCGTAGTATTCCCGCAGTACGGTGAGGATGCTTTTTATAAGATTGTCAAAGCGGAGTACAACGTCTTATTGGATCGCTACAATCAAATGGAGCTGGGCGATTTATCTACAAGCCTATCCGATTTGATTGGCGGCGGGTCCGGTACATTCCAGGAAGGCGACGTTTTAGGCGGGCTTTATAAAGTTACGTCTATGTCTGTGACTATATCCGGTGGAATAGCAGCTCACGCACGGGAACCCGCAACTTCTTATACGATCCCGGCTGCGTCGCAAGTAGATGGGTATCATTTAGCGGCCATTAGTGGGTATTCGACTCCTAATTATCGAATCATCCCAACATCGCATTACGTCGTTGACGATTCGACCATATACGCGGGATTTTCGAACACGACAGACCAAAGCGTTACAACCGACGTTACGGTCACATTTAAGCTGTTATGGTTAAAAGGTACTGAAGCATAGAAAGGGTAAAAAAATGAATAGAGGCACAATCATAAGAACGGTGCTGGCGGTCGCGTCCGTGATTAACTCCGGCGCGGTTGCATCAGGTATCGCAGAATTTGAAAACCCAACCGTTAACGCTGTGTACGAGGTTTTATCCTTCGCAGCGATGGCGGTTATTTTATTTGTCAACACTTATTACAACAACGATTACACCGAAGCGGCTGCACATGGTACCGGCCTAACTCGGATGCTAAAAGCCGGCAATCTGGACAGCGAACGGAACGGCCTGACCGATGAAGAAATGGAGGAAACCAATGGCGAAGATTTATAAGCAATGGGATTCACGCTATGGTTATCTTAAATATCCATACGGTTCCAAAACGCTGGCTTCCAGTGGGTGCGGTTGCTTGTCGGTTTATAACATACTGATAGAAAAACCGTATTATCACAATTTGACCGTTAAGCGCGTACGTGATTACATGGTCGGCAAAGGCTATGCCATATACGGAAACGGAACGGCTCGGAGCGGAGTTGCTGAAACGCTGGAGCATTTCGGTTTTACCGTTCGGGTTCCTAACGTTGGCAGCACGATGAAATACGCTTTTGAATACCTCGCAAAATCCAAAGAGAAAAGCGGGGTTATTTTATTTAAGGCCGGAACTCGCGGCGGCGTTACCTGGACCGGTGGCGGTCATTATGTGGCCTTCGTTGATTACAAGGTAAAGAACGGCAAGCACTACTTTAAGATGAAAGATTCCGGGCGTTGGAATGATGGCTGGTTCTGTTACGAAACTACTATGCGCGGCCTGATTCCGTGGATGTGTATCAACATGGAATTTAAGCACAATAAAGAATATCCAAAGCTAAAGCGAACAAAAGGCTACCCGTACAAGCTCCCAACGGAAACAATTAAATACGGAAGCAAGGGCAAGCAGGTAAAACGCTGGCAGAGATTTCTTAAATGGACTTTTAAGAGCAAAAAATTGAAAGTCGGCGGCGGCTTCAAGTCATACACCGAATATTTAACTATGGCCTTCCAGTACCGAACCGCGTTAGATGTGGACGGTATAGTCGGGAAAAAGACGAGAGACAAAGCTAAGACATTCAAGAAGCGCATAAAGGGGTAAGACATGACAGAAGGCATAATTATAGCTTTAATAACTGGCGGGCTTGCAGTTATCTCCAACGTATTGGTTGCGTCTACTGCAAATTCAAAGACATTATACCGAATCGATCAATTAGAGAAAAAAGTCGAAAAGCACAACGGACTGGTTGAGCGGATGGTCAAATTGGAATCCAGCGAATCAGCGCAATGGCGTTGGATTGACGAATTTAAGGACAAACTCCCATAAATTGAACAAAATGGTCGCACTCTGCTTGTATTTGTGTTTATTGTTTCGATTTGTGCGGGGTTTGTCGCCAAAACGTGCGAGGCGGTAGCAAACAAGCGAATACGTGGGTTTTTTCGTTCAAAGGTATAAAGTATTGGCGCTACCGCCGAAACACGCGCAAATCAAGCTAGAGAGCTTCCAAGTATTGACAATTTAATAAAAAGGGATTGAGCCGGGTTGTTCCGGCTCTTTTTTTATTGCAATTCGTCGGTTACGGTAAAAGTCGTGTTGTAAATCCCGTACTGATAGAATTTTATCGACGTATAATTGCCGTCGCTGCCGTCGTATCCGTATGAGTACAAAAGATTTTTAAGCTTTGGCTCGCCAGCGTAACCGTATACCACAGACGTTTCCGTCCAATCGTCACGGCTCAGGCATTCTTTTATGCCGTCTATGGCTGTTTGGAGTTCTCGCGCATCCTCTGGGTAGCCAGACCAATCTTCTTTATCCGTCGTTATGTCGTAGATGATCGCAAACGAATTAGAAGAGCCGTCGATTTTTTCAACTTGAATATCGGTTGGCGTATACCCGGATTGTTCCGGTTCTTCGCCACACGAACAGAACGCCGCCATAAGGAAAAGCGAGAGAACAAAGACGAGTATTTTTTTCATATTACATCACCCCTAAAAAAATTATATGAAATTTGATTTTATAGTTGCAATTATACCATACGGTAGTATAATAGTAAATGAAGGAGGTTACAAATGAAACAAAAAATAAACATTACGCTTGATTCCGACCTTGTCCGAATGATTGACAAGCTGGCAAAAGCGGAGAGCCGTAACCGTTCGAATTATATTAACCTTGTATTAAAAAGATATTTGGAAGATAAGAAGAACGGCAAACAGTAAAAGTTAATACCTGGGTGATGGCTTTATTATTTTTTTTCAGTTTGAACTATTCCTTAAATTATGATTAACGTGAATAGTTGAACCAGTTATTATTGCATCACCCAGAAGCAAAAAGAAGGGTGGTGCATTTTTTTATGAGGGTAATTCTAATTCACGGCGAAACGCCGAACGATTTCGCGGACAACTACAACGCGATCGTACCAAATCTTAAATTTATTGAATCTCAAGAGTTCGTCGATTCAACGACGATGTACGTATTCTACCAGGAAGAACCGGAAGCAGAACCGGATCCGGAACCAGTAAGAAAAAAGCCTAAATGGTTTTGCGCGGATTGTCTCAATTACAGATGGGGCAAAGGTTGCGACTTCAAAGAGGGCGTTATTCGTCCGCTGCACGAAGCTTGTGAGTTCTTAAATGTGGAGGTAAGCGATGAAAAAGTACAGAGTTAGAGAAGGTTCGCCGCTGGATTATGTGAGAGCGCTGGCCTTGTCGGTTGCATTCGTGGCAATCATGATTCTTATAGGTAAAACAACATATTTAGGTATGTAGTTATGGCTGATTTAGCACTTGCGAACGGTGTAAGCCTATTTGAGCCGCCAGTTAACGGAATGCGGGGAAACTACTACGAACCGTATTATGCCGGCTCTGTGACCGATTTAGAGGCTCTGGCAGATACATATTTCTTTTACTTCCAGAAGGAGAGCCAAAGGAAATTTAAGTATTACGCGAAGCTGACGCATAAACAAAGAGAACGATTTAACAAAGAACGAAAGGAATACAACGATGCTGAAAACATACACTATTGAGGAACTTAACAAGATATTAGAAAACCATGGCCATTGGCTGCGCGAGGATTGCGACGGCTGGGAAGAAATGATGGCTGACCTGCGCGATGCTAACCTGAGCGATGCTAACCTGAGCGGTGCTAACCTGATCTATGCTGACCTGCGCGGTGCTGACCTGCGCGGTGCTGACCTGCGCGGTGCTGACCTGCGCGGTGCTGACCTGCGCGGTGCTGACCTGCGCGATGCTGACCTGCGCGGTGCTAACTATGTGCTATTCACCCCGCTGGCTTGCCCGTCGCATGGTGAGTTTATCGGATGGAAAAAAGCAAGATACGGGCGCGGCGATATTTGCATCGTTAAGTTAAAAATACCAGCCGATGCAAAACGTAGTTCCGCAACTACAAGGAAATGCAGATGTGACAAGGCGGTTGTGCTTGCTTATGAATCTTTTAACGGCGAAGAAATCAACAAAGAGGCGCCTATTTTTTCAATGTACGATAATAACTTCACATACAAAGTCGGCGACACGATCCGACCAAAAGAACCATTCAACAATAATAGATTCGCAGAATGTGCGAGCGGTATTCATTTCTTTATAGATCGCGTAGAGGCAGAAAGATATTAGAAGGGAGGCTGGGCGATGTACGTTGTAATCATTCAATACGGATGGCGCGAGTTGCGCTTTAGATTCTGTGACCGCTTCGAAGCATTGCAGTTTATGGTCGATGCGGTTGCACACCAGCAGGAACCGGACGACGGCGAAGAGCTTAATTTCCGGTTAGAAGTCGATTTCAATGGGAATTTAATGGAGGTAAAGGAAAATGAAACAGACGGAAAAGAAAATCAAACAGTTGGAGCAGAGGATTGAGGCATGGACGCTTATAAGCGCATTGTGTGACCTGGTAGTCGGTGAAAACGCCGACCTACACAACGCAATGGCTGAATCAATCAAGACAGTTGTAAACGAGTACGCAAAGAAAGCAAAGGAGGCTAAATAATGGCTGAACACATCCACTGGAAAAAGACCACAAACCCGGATTATCTGGGCGCGTATGCGTTTGAAGATGGCAAAGACAGAATTGTCCAGATCGCGGACGTAAAGAGCGAAATTGTACAGAACGCACAAGGCAAAGAAGAAAAGCAAGTCATGTATTTCGAAGGCGACGTAAAGCCGCTGATTCTCAATGTTACAAACATGAAGGCCATAGCAAAGGCTCTTAATACGCCGTATATGGACGAATGGGTTGGAAAGAAAATCCAGCTATACGTGACGATGGTATCAGCATTCGGAGAAACCACGGACGCCGTTAGAGTAAGAGAATTTGCACCGAGGTAATCAACTATGAAGCTAAATAAATCCAACTATTATTCCCAAGAAGCCAATACAGAATACTTCAGCGTTTCACAGTTCAAGACCTTTCTGGACTGTGAAGCGCGAGCTATGGCAGAGCTTAAAGGCGAATACGAAAGAGAGCCAACCAAAGCGCTTCTAATGGGGTCTTATGTGGACGCATACTTTAGCGGCGAGCTGGGCGAGTTTTGCGAGACACATCCAGAGATATTTAACAAACGAACCGGAGAGCTTAAGGCAGAATTTCGCGATTGCGAGAAATATATCCACGCAGCCACAAGCGATTTAATGTTTATGGATTTTATGGATGGAGAAAAGCAAGCGATCCTAACCGGCGAGTTATTCGGCGTAAAGTGGAAAATCAAGGCCGACGTGCTGCACAAAGACCGGATCGTTGATTTTAAGCTAATGCGCGACCTGAAGCCGGTATATAAGGACGGCGAATGGAAGCCATTTATTGACGCCTGGGGCTACGACTATCAGGCCTACGTTTACCAGCAGATTGTCGAACAAAACATCGGTAAACAGTTACCGTTTTACTTCGCTGTTATTACGAAAGAAGAACATCCAGACAAGGCCATTATTGAAATGCCTCAATGGAGAATCAACGGAGCAGGTGCGGTAATTGAACACTATACCGAACGATTCAAGGCTGTTAAGAGCGGAGAAATTGAGCCGATTCGGTGCGGATCGTGCGCGTACTGTAAAGACACGAAGGTATTAACGGAAATCACTAAATACGAAGATTTGCTATAAGGGAGAAAAAACAATGTTACCAAATATGAATTTATCGGAAGCGAGAACCGAAAGCATCAGCCCAGGCGCTTATATCATGAAGGTTAAGGACGTCGAAGTCGATACAAAGTATAACCGCCTTGTCTTGTCCGCTGATATATGCGAGGGCGAAAAGGCCGGCTATTATGAGAGACTGAACGAACGCGCCGGATTTTGGGGAATGAGAATCAGCCTTTACATGGACGAAAAAAGCCGCTGGAAATTCGCCAAATCAATCGATGCTTTTATGGATTCCAACAACGATTTTAACTGGAATTACGACGGAGAAAACGACGAAAGAAAACTCGTTAACAAGGTAGTCGGAGTGGTTACAAGGCTCAAAGAATACTACGGAAACGACGGACAGAAAAAGAGCAAGATTGTACCATATTCCGTAATTAGCGTTAACGACGTTAGAAGCGGAAACTACACGATACCAGACCCGATCCGGTTAGAAGCGGACGCATTTAGCGGCGAAGTAGTCGACACAACGGCGGGGTTTGAGGATATTAAGACGGACGACGTACCATTCTAAATTATGGCTTATATTATCGAGGACACAAGGCAAAAAGTTAATAAGCACAAGGTTAAACACGAATCTTTCGACGCGGCTGGCGATACGGTTATTAGATCCAAATTACTCTTTGGTGATTATGCTTTACCGCCAGCCATAGCGGTTGACACCAAAGAGAACGTGCTGGAAATCGCTTATAATATGTGCGGCTGCGTGAGCGAAAAGAAGCGATTCGCAGCGGAGTGTTACACCGCAAGATTGTGCAATTCTAAACTTGTTTATCTAATAGAGGACGCACGTTATAAAGAGCCGTCCGACCTGATAGGCGAACATTTCGAACTGCATAACGGCGTAACGATTCCAGGCACACAGCTTTACAACGCTATGGTCGTAACGAGTGGCAAATATGGGGTTGAATTTCGGTTTTGTAAGCCGGAAGAATCAGCGGAAGTTATTAAGGAGATTTTATTAAATGGCTAATAAGGACGGGGTAATTTTATACATATCGCAATTTGAGGCGGTGGAAGAATTAAGCGATGAAGAACTGGGCAAACTGTACCGCGCTTTATTCAACGATCGGCTTCGTTCTATTGGCAAGCAGCCGAAGAGAGAAGTTGAACTGGACGGTATGACGAAAATTGCTTATAACTTTCTGGCTAACCAGCTCGCGATCGATGCTATGAAATACGAGGAAATCAGCAGAAAACGGAGCGAGGCGGGTAAAAAAGGCGGCGCACCGAAAGGCAATTCTAACGCTTCTAAAAGTGATAAAACAAGCAAAACAAGCAAAAACAAACAAAACAAGCCTAATGAAAATGAAAATGAAAATGAAAATGAAAATGAAAATGAAAATGAAAATGAAAATGAAAAGAAGAATGATAATGAGCGGCAAGCCGCTTTGCTTGATTCATCATCATCATTTTTTGGTCATTTGGGAAACGTTAGGCTGACCGAATCGCAACACACTGATATTTGCGAAACGTTCGACGATCCGAACGGCCTAATTGATAAAGTTAGCTTGTGGCTGGCCGGAGCAAAGAACGACGTACCCGACCATTACGCGCTGTGCCTTAAGTTCGCCGCTAATAGCAACTGGACGAAAAAGCGAAAGATTAAGCCGCCGCCACCAGAGCGAGAAATAGCGCCGGAGGATATGCCGACCGAAGAGGAACGCGCCGAAATGGTTGCGAACATTAACAGAAAGATTGGTTTCAAAGTGATTGGAGAGTAGGCAAATGGAACGATACAAAGAAACAGACGAACAGAGACGGCTTCGGATACTGAACAAGCTGGAACGTATAAGAAAAAAAATATTAAAAAACATTCCGCTCGATTCGGAGGAATGGGATATAGCAGATTCGGCCTTGCGTCAAGTTGAGCCGATCATACCAGACGAAAAACACAGATGCGATAACTGCGGCGAGGACCTGAACGCATGGGATAGGTTTTGTCCGTATTGCGGTCTGCCAATCATGGGTCACGGAAGTGAATGGGTATGACGTGGAAGGACAACCATATAAGATACCGCAAGTGTAAGAAGAAGCACGGACGGTATAAGACATATAACGACGCATTAAAGGCCGCCAAACGGATCGAGAGACGGAGCGGGGATAAGTTATATCCCTATGAGTGCAGTTATTGCAACGGATGGCATTTGAGCCGGAGCTTATGGGAGGATAAGTAAGCATGATTAGAATTTACCAGGATGGATTTTCAACGGTCGTGAGGCTGGAAGAAACCGACACACTAAAAGACATGGCCGCGGCATCCGGCTACACAATGGAAAAGCTTGGGGAAATGATTAGCTCAATCATCAAACAATCAATCGAGGAAGAAATGGAGGCAGAAAATGATCGGTCTATGTGATATGTGCGCTTTCAAGCAGAGCGATTGTAAGGGCAATAAGGACCTTGAGAAAATACATTGCCCGTACTACAAGAAGCCGACGGTATTTAATGCAAAAGAGGCTTCGGAACGGATCGCGGAGCTTGAGAAAGAAAACGCAATGCTCCGTAAGGCAATCAAGGACATGAAAGGAGAATAAGATGGCGATATATATCAAGGGTGTGGAGATGCCGAAATCATGCGAGGAATGTAGAATGTCCGAGGCACACTACGGAACCGACGATTGGTTTTGCCATGCCGCCAATAGATGGTTTGATGACCCTTGGTTTGTTTGGTACGAATACGAAGAAGGCGATATAGACACGAGCAAACCATTAAACTGCCCACTAACAGAAGTACCTGAACCACATGGGCGGTCGATAGATGAGAATTCTTTAATGAAATATTTTAATGTATACAAATATGAAGAATGGACATCGAAAGAAGTTAGTGGGCTTATAAATAATGCACCAACCGTAATAGAGGGGAGTGAGTAGGATGTTATTAGTAGATATAGAAATGCCAAAAGTATGCCGTGAGTGTCCAATGCTTTATGAGTATAAAGGTGATTATGAATACACTTGTGACAGAGACGGTTGCAAGATATTGAAAATGCGATTCAATGAATACCGCTGGGCTGGTGAGGGAGAGAGACTTGTTGACATAAAAAAAGAAAGATATAGCGGTTGCCCATTAAAGGAAATCATACTTTGCAAGGATTGCATTAAGCATAATGATGAACATTCGTTCTGCAACGACCATTGTATGAAAGACGATGAGTTTTGCAGTAGGGCATTAAGTAGAAAAGAAGTTTTAGGACGGTGATACCAAATGAGCAGAATCATTAGAAGTTATATCGTTGATATAGTGGAAACAGACGATGTAATATACTGCGATAATGACGGAAATATAACATACAACATAGAGGCAGATAAAAAAGAACTGGTGCGGTGTAAGGATTGCAAATACTACAACAATGATTATATGGGCGAATGGTGTGGCAGACATCAAGCACCAGTATGGGTTAAGGAAAATGACTTTTGTTCTTGGGGCGAAATGAAAGGCGGTGATACAGAATGACAAAAGACGAAGCAATACAAATACTATCCACAAGAGATGCACATGGCATATTGTGTGGATACACAAGCGGAGTAAAAGAAGCGTTAGACATGGCAATAGAAGCACTATCAGCAGAGTCTAAGACGATGGAGTGGATTCCAGTAAGCGAGAGGTTGCCGAAAAGAGACGAAATCGTGCTTGTTAGTTATAAAACAACAGATACGGTGCATATGTGCAAATACTTGGACGATGGAATCGAGAATCCGTGGTGGTCATACAACGATGATTGTTTGGCATGGAATAATGTTATCCTCGCATGGATGCCATTACCTGAGCCGTACAAAGGTGGTGAGTAGGATGCTTGTAATAACAATTGGTGACATTATAGGCTCTGTGTGTTTTGCAATAGGAATCGTATTGGTTGTGGCGCTTTTCATTGTCAAAGAGGTGTCGGAGTTTGGAGCGAAGTTAGGGAAAAAACAAAACGATATAGATAAAGGCGGTGATGCAGAATGAACATAGAAAACAATGAGCAAGCGAGAGATACTTTGTGGAACATTAAAAACTCGCTTGAAAACAGAGCGAGAAGCCTATACAACTACGGTTACAAAGACGGTTACGCTCAAGGGGTAAAAGACGTAACAGAAAAAATAGCAAAAAAGATGCTTGAAGAAATCGAGGTAGACGAATGAAAAGGGACGAAGCAATTGCAACACTTGAAGCAATAAGACAGTTTGGTATAGGCCATTGGATACTTGACAAAGAAGAAAACGAGGCTTTCGAAATGGCGATCGAAGCACTATCCGAACCAACGTGCAAAAAATGCACAGATCTTATCAGCAGAGAAGAAGCATCGAAGGCCATCGAAGCGGAAACTACTGAAGCATGGACTGAATCAGATGCAGACTTCAACAGGGGTATGGATATGGCAAAATCAATTGTTGAATCGCTCCCATCAGCAGAGCCAAAGTGGATTCCAGCAAGCGAGAGGTTGCCTGAGTTTGACACAAAGGTCCTTGCTTGGGTCGAAAATAAAGATCCGAAGAATCGATTCAATAAGCCTGGGATTTACATAGCGGAACTAAAAGACAAAGAAGTGGAACATGACCCGGACGGAGATCGAAACTTTTGGGGGATCCCGGGATATGACAGCGTATGGACTGTATGGGCTTGGTCGTATTTTGCAGAACCTGACGTAAAGGCATGGATGCCATTACCTGAGCCGTACAAAGGTGGTGAGTAGGATGCTTGTAATAACAATTGGTGACATTATAGGCTCTGTGTGTTTTGCAATAGGAATCGTATTGGTTGTGGCGCTTTTCATTGTCAAAGAGGTGTCGGAGTTTGGAGCGAAGTTAGGGAAAAAACAAAACGATATAGATAAAGGCGGTGATGCAGAATGAACATAGAAAACAATGAGCAAGCGAGAGATACTTTGTGGAACATTAAAAACTCGCTTGAAAACAGAGCGAGAAGCCTATACAACTACGGTTACAAAGACGGTTACGCTCAAGGGGTAAAAGACGTAACAGAAAAAATAGCAAAAAAGATGCTTGAAGAAATCGAGGTAGACGAATGAAAAGGGACGAAGCAATTGCAACACTTGAAGCAATAAGACAGTTTGGTATAGGCCATTGGATACTTGACAAAGAAGAAAACGAGGCTTTCGAAATGGCGATCGAAGCACTTGAGAAAGAAGAGCCGCCAATCATATTTAGAATGAATACGTTCGTACGACGTGATGAGCTGGAAGTAATTAAGCGGAGTCTACGCGAAGAGATTCCAAACGCGGTTGTTGTTCCGAATTATCTGGAACCGGTCGCGATGCCGATGTCGATAGGAAGAAAGCCAGGCGCTCCGAAAATTGGGGACGAGGTTATAGCGCAGGGGACGTTTTCGTCGATTAAACGCGACGGAGACGGTACGACAGATGTGGAACTAAATAACGTAAAGGCGATTATGAAAGTTTAGGGAGAGGTGCGACAAATGATTAAGTGCGACGAACCAATGAGAGAAAAGAAAGAGCAAGCCGCTAAAAAACGCAAATCAATCGAACAATGGAAATGTACCGGCGAGTGCGTCCGGTGTATATGCGGCCTACGAAAAAAAGCCGACGGTACATACGAACACGTATAAGCAAAAGGGGTTTGAATATGACGCCGAAAGAGTATTTGCAGCAGATAAGGCTGCTTGACATTAGAATAAAGAGCATTGAAACCGAGATAGAACAGCTTCGCAGCGAACAGATAACGCTGACCGGAATACGGCTGGACGGAATGCCACACGCACGAAACCAAGGCGATCCGGTCGGCAATGCTGCCGCAAAGCTTGCGGACGAGCTGACCAATCTGGAAAGCAACCTGATCCGTACAAAGTCGGAGTTGTGGCGCAAACGTGCGGAAGTGGTCGCGTTGTTAGGCAAAGTCACGGAGCCGGATTATAACCAAATCCTTTATCTGCGCTATGTAAAACTGGAGCGCTGGGAAACGATTGCTTGCGATATGGGCTATTCGTTCCGGCACACGACAAGGCTACACGGCGAAGCATTGAAAGAATTTGAAAAAGTAATGGAGGTGTACCATGTGGGATGAGTTAACGGTCCTTTATGAAACCAAACCGAAACGGCTGCCGATTTTTATTAGCATCCGAAAAATCTTAAAAAAAATTAAAGTTGTCCTATAATGTCCTATTGACCTTATAGTATGATTAAACTGGGAACAAACAGAAAAGACATCACCCAAGTTCCCATTGGTGAAGCTGGCGCGAGAGCCTCCTATTTTTGGTTTAGCGAACGTACTGTCATATTCATAGTTTAATTCTTGCGCCAGCGAATAATCCCGAGCCGTATGGTTCGGTTTTTTATTGGAGTGATTAGATGGCAAAACCTTGGGCAAAGAAGTTCTATAGTTCAAAGCAATGGCAGGACTGCCGGAACGAATATGCAAAGTCTGCACGTTACTTATGCGAGAATTGTTTAAGGCATGGGATATATAAGCCAGGCGAGATAGTGCATCACAAGATTGAACTGGATCCGATCAACATCGAGAAGCCAGAGGTTGCACTTAACTTCGATAACCTTGAACTTCTGTGCAGAGATTGTCACGCAAAGATGCACGAACACAGCGGCGGCCGGTGGGCTGAAGTAAACCGACGCAAAAGAGAGGAGCGAGAGAAGAAAAATCGCTACAAAATTTCTGCGGACGGAAAAGTTTTTGCAAGATGATAGCCCCCCATGTACTGATTTTAGTACAAGAAGCATAGAC